AACCAAGAGCGGCATTCACATTGGCCCGGCCACGCAGCGCGAGGACGAGTACCAGGGCAAGGCCATGCTGATCCTGAAGCTCGGCCCGAACGCCTTTGCCTCGGACGGCAAGTGGTTCACCGACGGTGGGCCGAAAGTGGGCGACTGGATTGTCGCGCGACCTGGCGATACCTGGCAGCTCAGCCTCAACAAGGCGAAGTGCCGGATGATGAACGACACTGCCGTGAGGATGAAGATCCCCTCTCCCGATCTTATTTGGTGACCGCCATGGCTGACGACGACATCAACGAGAGCATCGACGACCTCCGCGCCAAGCTCGAGGAAGAGCGCACCGCACGCCTCGAGGCCGAGAGCCGCGCCAGCACCGCCGAGACCCGTGCCCAGCGCAGCGCGGCGGCAGCCGCCAACACCGGCAACGAGGTCCAGCAGAGCCGCCTGCAGATCCTCGACAGCAGCCTCGACCAGCTCAAGACCCAGCGCGACATCATGAAGGCGCGCCTGCGCGATGCCTCGGCCGAGGGCGACCACGACGCCGTGGCCGAGATTTCGGCCGAGATGGGCGACGTTGCCGCGCGCCTGCTCAGCCTCGAGAACGGCAAGGCACAGCTTCAGTACCAGATCGACAACCCGCCACGACCGCAGCCGACAGGTGACCAGCGGCAGTTCGAACAGCTCTCGCCGGCCGAGCGCGTCGATCGCATCGCCAGCACCCTGAGCGACAAGTCCGCGGCCTGGGTGCGTCGCCACCCGGAGTGGGCGCACAGCCAGGTCAAGGTCAACGCCCTGGTCGGCGCGCACAACGCCGCCCTGGCGCGTGACCACATCGCCGACACGCCGGAATACTTCACCGAGGTCGAACGCATCCTGGGCATCAGCGCTGACGCACCCGTGGCCAATGGTCGTGACACCGACCCTGCCGCGCTGTCGGCCGCGTCCAGGCCGGTACGCGACGCAGCCCCGCCGGCCGCTCCCGTCCGCGCCGCCAGCGGTGGCCGCACGCGCACCCTGAGCCCGCTCGAGCGCGAGGCGGCCAAGATCGCCGGCCAGACCGACCAGGAGTACGCCAACGCCCAGGATGCCCTGGTCAAGGAAGGCCGGATCACCCGGCACTAGGAGCTCGACATGAACGACCAACCTCGTCGCCGTCGCCGCGCCGTGCCGCTTCCTGGCGTGACCAATGGCAATGGCGCACCGCCGCCACCCATCGAAACAGTCGAGGAGCATCGACAGGAGATCCCCCGCGACGAGGAGCAGCGTCCCGATATGCGCCAGGAGCAGCGCGAGGAGAGCTCGCGTGAGCGCGCCGAGCGCATGACCGCCGAGATCCTGGCCCGCGACGAGATGGTCGGCGACTTCGTCGACAAGTTCCCGATGCCTGACAGCGGGCCGCCGGACGGCTGGCACTACGAGTGGAAGAAGAAATCCGTGATGGGCTTCGAGGACCGCTCCTACGCCATCCAGCTGGCGACCAACGGCTGGCGTCCGGTGCCGGCAGAGCGCCACCCCGAGTTCATGCCGGTCGGTGGCAATCACCTGGCGATCGAGCGCGAGGGCCTGATCCTGATGGAGATCCCGTCGGCGGTCGTGAAGAGCCGCCAGACCAGCGCCTTCAGGCGCGCTCGCGAGCAGATCGAGATCAAGCGTCAGCAGATGAACCAGGCGCCGCCCGGCACCTTCGAGCGCGACAACAAGGGAAATTCGATGGTCAACATCCGGCGTGGCTACGAGCCCCTCCAGATACCGATTGACCGTCCCAAGGGCTGAGGTGCATGGTGCGGCCACTTGTGCGCTCCCCGGTGTGAGCGCTTCGAAGTTTTTCCGGCCCCTATAACTCGCTCGGCGCGATGATGGAGCCTCCCCAACAAGGGAGCAGTCCGTCATGGCGAACAGCAACGCGCCATTCGGTTTCCAGCAGTGGCTCGGCGGCTCGGGCGGTGTCCCGACCTTCGCGGAGGTCTACCGCAGGATCGCGTCGGCCAATACGACGCCGATCTACAGCGGCGACCCGGTCATGCCGGTGATCGCCACGGCGACCGGCTACATCACGCAGGGTGCGCCGGGTACCACGCGCATCGACGGAATTTTCAACGGCTGCGAATACCTGTCGGTCTCCGAAAAGCGCAAGGTGTGGTCAAACTACTGGCCGGGCGCCAATGCCAACGGTGACGTCATCGCCCATGTCATCGATGACCCGAACGCTCAGTTCGTCGTCATGGGCAACAGCACGACGTTCGCCATCACCGGCACGTTGGGTGCCTGGGGCAGTTCTCCGATTGGCCAGTTCGCGCAGTTCGCGATCGGCACCGGCAACCCGGCCACCGGACGCTCGGGCGCCTTCCTCAATTCGCTTGGCACGACGGTGACCTTCCCGTTCATCGTGCGCGAGCTGCGGATGTTTCCGCCGGGCGCGCCGGGTGCTGACCCGACGACGGCGTACAACCACGTCATCGTCGGCTTCAACAATGAGTGGCAGCGCACCAACGGCGCCGGCCCAACCGGCATCGCCTAGGGAGAACCCGCCATGGTCGTCAATCTCTCCCAGATCAAGGATCTGCTGCTGCCCGGTCTTCGCGGTGTCGAAGGCAAGTACGAGCAGATCCCGTCGCAGTACGACAAGATCTTTGCCAAGCACGAGAGCAAGATGGCTCTCGAGCGCACCGCCGAGATGCGCTACATGGGCCTCGCCCAGTTGAAGACAGAAGGCGGCCAGACATCGTTCGACAACGGTGCCGGCGAGCGCTTCGTCTACAACCAGGAGCACATCGAGGTCGGCCTCGGCTACGCGATGACGCGCAAGGCGATCGACGACAACCTCTACAAGACGCAGTTCGCGCCATCGAACCTCGGCCTGACGGAAAGCTTCCATCAGACCAAGGAAATTTATGCCGCGGACATTTTGAATACCGGCAACGTCTACAATCCAAACATCGGCGGCGACGGTCGGCCCTTGATCGACGCCAATCATCCGATTGATAGCCAGACGATCGCCAATCGGCCGGTGGTCGATGTCGATCTCAACGAAGCATCGCTGCTCAACAGCCAGGTCGCGATCCGCACCAACTTCCGCGACATCGCCGGGCTCAAGATCCTGGCGCGGGCGCGCAAGCTCGTCATCGCACCAGGCAACGAGCCGACCGCCATTCGCTTGACCAAGACCGAACTGCGCCCTGGCACAGCAGACAACGACGTCAATGCGATACTTTCCACGGCGGGGGGACTGCCCGAGGGCTTCATCGTTCTCGACTTCCTGACGTCGCCGTATCCGTGGTTCCTGCTCACCAACATCGATGGGCTGAGCTACATGACCCGCATCTCTTTCGAAACAGACATGCAGGTGGATTTCATCACCGATAACCTGCTTGTGAAGGGCTACGAGCGCTACAGCTTTGCCTACTACAACTGGCGCGCTATCTACGGCACCTATCCCACGAGCTGATCAAGGAGAGCCTGGATGGCTGTTACAGCATTCGCCGGCCCCCTGATCGCTTTCGGGGAAGCGCCCGGCGGCATGGATCACAATCCCGACGACGGCCCGTCGCTGTTCGCCGGCGGCGTCGGCACGCTTGATCCACGCACCTACAGTCCCGGCCAGTCCTCGAGCAAGATGGCGGCCGGCTGGTACGGCACGAGCTCGATCACGACGGTCGACTTCATCCCGACGGCACTGGGTCCGGCGACCGTCATGGCCTCGCAGGTTCCGGTCAATGGCACGGCGCTCGTCCTGCCGACCGTCAACACGGCCACCGTCACGGTCGGCGCCAAGGTCGGCGGCGCCAGCAACGTCCTGCTGATCGACGCACTGCGCGTGTCGGCGACGGCGTCGATCGCCGGTAACATCATGACGGTGACGGCCAACACCGGCACGCTCACCATCGGCACGGTGATGTTCTCGGCCACCGGCGCCATCCAGCCGACGACCATCGTCGGCTACGGCACCGGCCGCGGCGACCTCGGCACCTACATGCTGGACACTTCGCAGACGTTCGCGTCAGGCGCCCTGATCGGAGCGCCAGGCCTGAACGGCGTGCCCAAGGTCGGTGCCAATGCCTCGCAGCAGGGCACGGCGCTCTACAATCCCATGGTGATGTCGGGCCGCGCGCTCAGCATCACCACGGCGGCGGGCGACACGGCGGTCTACACGCTGCGTGGCTACGACGCCTACGGCCAGCCGGTGTCCGAGGCGCTCACCGCCGCCGGCGCCACCACGGTGCTCGGCAAGAAGGCCTTCAAGTACCTGGCCAGCGTGACGCCGGTCGGCACGGTTGGCGCCACGGTGACGGTCGGCACGACCGACATCTTCGGCTTCCCGCTCTACAGTGGCACCTTCAGTGACGTCTCGATCACCTGGGGCGGCACCCTGGTCACGGCTACCACCGGCTACCTGCCCGGCGTTGGCGGTGTCGCCACGCCGACGACAGGAGACGTCCGCGGTACCTACGCTGTACAGTCGGCCTCGGACGGGGCCAAGCGCCTGCTCATCCGGCAGTCGCCGTCGCCCCTGTTCATCGGCAGCGGCCTGTACGGCGTCACCCAGGCCTAGGAGAGCGAGCATGAAGGGTCGGACGGGTAAGGCCAGCGGTGGCTCTGTAACCAAGGCAGCCGGCGGCTCTGTCGCCAAGGCAGCGGGCGGTGCCGTCGCCAAGAAGTTCGGCGGCTCGATCGGCAAGATCAAGGGCGGCTCGCCGCCCAAGACCATGGGCCGCTCGCCGCGGGCCTCGGGAGGCCGCACCGTCAGCAACTCAGGCAGCATGAGCGGCTGGAAGGGAAGCCCGATGGCAGGGACGGCGTCGTCGGCCAAGAACGCCAAGGGTCACTCGACACCTGGCTCCAAGTAACCAAGAGGGCGTGCCGCTGACAGCGTGACCGTGGGCGCGCCAAGGAGACTGCGATGCGCCCCATCACTGTTACCGTCGGCAACATGGTCACCGCGGCCAGCGCGACCGCCATCCGCACCGCCACGACAGCTGCCGCCGGTAACCTCGTCCTGGACGGTGCCCAGGCCCTCACTGGCCTCGAAACCGACCGCAACCTGCTGATCACCTTCGCCGGGGCCGAGCCTGGCCTGCGTCTGACCATCGAGGGCGCGAGCTCGAGCGGCCAGTCAGTGAGCGAGACCATCCTGGGCCTGGCCGGCGCCGGCACCGTCCTGTCGTCCAATCTCTACCGCAAGGTCTACCGGGTCTCTTCCAACCAGGCCTCGGTCGGCGTTGTCAGCATCGGCACGAGCGCCATAGGCACCAGCCGGCCGGTCTACCTCGACCCGTGGGCGTGGGTGCCGATCGGCGTCCAGGGGACGGTGGTCGGCACCGCCAACTGGACCCTCCAGGTATGCAGTACGGACGGCGCCTTCGGCAGCGACCTGATGGTGTGGGTCAACGCGCCCGATGTCGCCCTGGTCGGCCAGGCCGGCAACGCCGTCGGCCAGCTCGCGGTGCCTTTCGCCTTCGCCCGCGTTCTGCTGAACAGTGGCACCGGCCTGGTCACGGCCACGATCACCCAGCCAGGCGTCGTC